GATACGATTTCTACAAAACTGATTGGAAATACTTAAACGACCCTACAATGAGAGGTGGTTTACCATCAGGAGCTAACTCTGGTAAAATCAATGGACTATTAGTTCCAGCTGGTTCTACTACAGTGTATGACCAAATTCTTGGTAAAAATGCAAAAAGACCTTTCTTACATGTAAGATATAGAGCTTCAGAAACTGAAGACAGAAGATATAAAACTTGGATCACTGGTTCAGCTGGTGGTGCAGCAACTTCTGATATCGATAACATGCAAGTTAACTTTTTATCAGAAAGAGCTGTATGTACTTTAGGTGCAAACAACTTCTTCTTATTCCAAGATTAATATTAAATTCAAAGGGGTGCAGCAATGTGCCCCTTTTTTAAATTATAAATTAAATTAAATCAAATGTCAAAAGAAACTAAAACTACAGAAACAGTAGAAGAGACTACTGAAATTGTGCAAAAAAAGAAAAGCACACCTAAAAAATCTCAACCAAAATTTGTTGATAAAACATATAAGCTAACTAAAGAAGTAGCTCCATTATCATTAATACTTTCATCAAGACACACATCAAGATTTCCTTTATTATGGTTTGATGAAGAAACTGGTATCAATAGACCACTTAGATATGCAAGAAACCAGAACAGCCCATTTCAAGATGAGCAAGATGATAATGCGATATTAGAACCTATTGTATTTGAGAATGGTTTTTTATACGTTCCAAAAAACAATCAAGTATTACAAAAGTTTTTACAATACCATCCTGGTAACGGAAGAACTTTTATTGAAGTAAATAAAGAAAAAGAAGCAGAAGTATTAGTAGAAGATTTAAATGCTGAAGTAGATGCATTAATCGAAGCTAGACAATTAGATGTAGAGCAAGTAGAAAATGTAGCTAGAGTATTATTTCAAAGAGATGTTACTAAAGTTTCAACTTCAGAGCTTAGAAGAGATATATTAATATTTGCTAAACAAAATCCTAAAGACTTTTTGAATTTACTTAAAGATCCTATGCTAAAATTAAATGCTACAATTCAAAACTTTTTTGATAAAGGTTTAGTTGTACTTAGAAACAGCAACAAGGAGATATGGTTTAATACACCATCAAATAAAAAGAAAATGTGTAATGTTCCTTATGGTGAAGACCCTATGTATATTGCAGCGTCATTCTTTCAAAGTGATGATGGTATTGAGTCATATAAACATTTAAAAACGCTAGCAAAAAATTCTTAACTTTGTACTAAGTTTAACTATTAATTTTTTAACAATGCAAAAATTTTTAAATATTCCAGTAACTAATGAGCAATACCAATTAGTTGCTATTAATGATATTGTTTTAATAGAGCAAGCATCTACTACTACAGTAACAATTACTTATGGTGGTGGTAAAGTAACTACTATCACTCACGCAACAGCAGGTGCGGGAGATGAAACACAAAGAGACACAATTGAAGGTGCAGTTGTAGCTGCACTAGCTACAGCATGGACAAACGTAGCATACAACGTAGATAACCTACCGTATGCTGTGAGTGGAATTGGAGTAGCATAACGATTATCCTTCCTTTACTATCGACAGCGAGAAAGCACCCAATTTCAGGGTGCTTTTTTATTTTGTTTATCTTTGTATAAACATTTTCAAATGATAAATTCTGTAAGAAATACTGTGCTTGCAATAATAAATAAAAATAACTATGGGTATATATCTCCTAGTGATTTTAACTTATTTGCAAAGCAAGCTCAGCTTGATATATTTGACGAATACTTTACAAATTATAATCAGCAAATAAACGAAGAGAATGCAAGAGTTTCTGGGACAGGTTATGCTGATATCAAAAAAGGATATGAAGAAGTAATAGATAGTTTTTCTGTTACAAACTATTTATCTCAAAGCGCTGCTAATGTTTACTTTTTACCTTCAACAGCTACAACTGGAGACGAATATTATTTATTAAATAAAGTTTTATGTTTTAGTTCAGTTATTTATCAAGGAGAAGCAGAGCAGGTTAGTCACTCAAAAATAACAATGTTAAGAAACTCTTTACTGACTGCTCCATCAAATCAATTTCCAGCATATACAATACAAGGAGACACTATATCAGTATTTCCTAGTTCATTTAATTCACCTAATGATGTTCAAGCGCAATACATAAGATATCCTAGAGATCCTAAATGGACTTATGTAACACTTTACGGAGGTGAGCCTTTGTTCGATCAATCTCAATCAGATTATCAAGACTTTGAACTTCCACCAGATGATGCTAATAATTTAGTAGCAAGGATATTACAATACGCTGGTATATCTATAAGAGAGGGAGATGTATATCAATTTGGAAATTTAGAAGAACAAAAAGAAAACCAAGAATAGTATGGCATATATGAATCAAAATAAGTACTACACTAACAACGGGATAACTCCTACAGATACTAATTGGGGATCTTATCAATATGTTAGTTTGACAGACATTGTAAATAATTTTTTATTGATGTATGATGGCAACCATTCTCTTATTAATAATGAGCCTAGATATAAGATATTATTTCATGCTAAGCGTGGTATACAAGAATTAAACTACGATGCTTTTAAAGAAATAAAAGCTTTAGAGTTAACTGTCTATGATGACTTAAGGTTTGTTTTACCTTCTGATTATGTCAACTGGGTAAAGCTATATCTTTTAAAAGACAATGTGTTAAGAGAGCTTGTTGAAAATATTCAAGTACAATCTGCTACACAATACATACAATCTGCAACTGCTACATTTACTTATGATGGAGATAATAATGTAAACACTCAAGAATCTACATTAGATACTGAAAGAAAAAATGGATCATTAAAAAGTATTTATTTGAATGATGAGATAGATGAGAATGTAAATCCAAATGTTTATTACTTTGATAGTGATATTTATAATTACAAAATAGGAGCTAGATATGGATTAAATACTGAAACAGCAAATATTAATCCTACATTTACAATTGATAAAAAAGCTGGTGTAATTAATTTTGATTCAACAATGGCAAATCAGCAGTGTGTATTACAATATATATCTGATGGTATGGAAAATGGAGACAATACTCAGATTAGTGTCAATAAATTATTTGAAGAATATATATATGCATATATTAAATATGCCATTTTAAATAGTAAATTTGGTGTTCAAGAATATATAGTGAACAGAGCTAAGAGAGATAAACAAGCTTTATTGAGAAACGCAAAGATCAGATTAAGTAACATTCATCCAAGTAGATTGCTTATGAATCTTAGGGGTGAGAATAAGTGGCTAAAATAAAATGGCAAACATTCAAAGAAATTTTATAGCGGGCCGTATGAACAAAAGCCTTGATGAAAGGCTTGTTCCTAATGGAGAGTATATAGATGCTTTGAATGTTAGATTGGGTTCTACTGAAGAATCTGAGATAGGTGCAGTTGAAAATACAAAAGGTAACATACAGGTTACTACTTTACAGTATACAGACGGAACTCCACTGAGCACTTCTGCTAGATGTATTGGAGCTTATGAAGATGGAGCAAATGAAACCATTTATTGGTTTGTACACGATCCAGCTTTTACAGTTGGAGCTACAGGTAAACTAGATTTAATTGTTTCATACAATGTAGTTACAGGTTCTCTTATATACCACGTTGTTAGCATCAATGATGGTTTCGGGGGTAGCACTGTATTAAATTTCAATCCAGATTATTTAATAACAGGTATAGATAAGGTAGATGATTTATTATTCTTTACAGATAATTTTAATCCACCAAGAGTAATTAATATAGGAAGAAACTACCCTAACCCTGTATCTAATATAGACCAGGTTACAAATGAACAATTAAATGTAATTAAAAAACCACCAACACAATCGCCAAGTATTACATTAATTCAAACTTCTTTACAAGATTCATATTTAGAAGAAAACTTTATTTGTTTTGCATACAGATATAAATATGCCAATGGAGAATATTCTGCTATATCACAGTTTTCTGAAGCAGCTTTTTTCCCTCAATCATTTCAATTTTCTGCAAATAGTTTTTTAAATGAAGGAATGATTAATAATAGTAACGGAGTTACTATAACTTATAATTCTGGAAGTTCTTTAGTTACAGGTATTGATTTATTATTTAAAGAAGCCACTGATCCTACTATTAAAGTTATAGAAAGAATTGATAAAGCTAAAAATGGTTTAGCAAATAATGTTAATTACACTTTTACATTTACAAATAGCAAAATATTTACTGTTCTTCCTGAATATGAAATATTAAGATTATATGACAATGTTCCAAAGCTAGCTAAAGCTCAAACTGTAATGAACAATAGACTAGTTTATGGTAACTATGTAGAAGGATATAATTTAATTGATATTAATAATACTGATGTTAACATTGATTTTTCAACAACATTAAATTCTACGTCTGTAGATTTAACAGACTTAACAACAACTTTTGCTAATTCTCAATATCAAGCTTTTGGTAATACATATCCTGGTGTTAATAACAGATTACAGGTAGACTTTAATGGTAATACAGATAAGTTAAAACAGGGGGCTCAAATTAATTTTTTATTTAGATTTGAGTTTGATTCTGCATTTGATTCAAGTGGAGGTGGTTTACCTAATACAGATCAAGGTAGTACGACAATAAGTTTTTCTTATGTTTTAACTCAAGATTATTATCAATCTGCTACACCTATATTAGATTTAGTCGCAAATGCTGATTTTAAAGCAAGAATAGGTACTGCTACTTCTATTCAAACTGTAGCTAATGCTCAAGCTGGAAATGGTTCTACAATGACAGATCAGTTTAATGCTTCATTGCTTGCTCAACTTGGAACTACTAGCCCACAATATGATGTTTATCAAACAGGTATTTCAGCTAGTACAGCAACACCTCCAGCAAAAGGAGAGCCTATTGCTACATCTGGCCCTAATAATGTATTACAATTAGTTATACCAGCTGCTCAGTACGAAGAAACAGGAGTTGGTACTAACACAATTATACAGTATTATCAAATTACAGAAGCTTCAGCTTCAATTCAAGATATATCAGATACACAAAGTTTACATTCAAACAGAGGTTATGAAATTGGTATAGTATATATGGATGCATACAATAGAGCTTCAACAGCTTTAGTAAGTGACACTAATACAGTTAACATTCCTTGTTCAGCTTCTACATCAAAGAATGAAATACAAGTTACTATACCTATTACACAAAGAGCTCCAAGCTGGGCAACTAGATATAAGTTTGTTATTAAACCAGATAGAGAAAATTATGAAACTATATACTCAAGTATATTTATAAATGATCCAAACTCATTAAATACTTATTTATTATTAGAAGGTGATAATGTTTCTAAAGTAGAAGAAGGGGATAGATTAATAGTAAAGAGAGATGCTAATGGCCCTATGCAGTCTTGTGTATACGCAACTGTATTAGAAAAAAAATCACAAGCT